TTTACTTGTGCTTATTTTCTTATATCTTATTTTATGTTCAAGTGTTTTATAATAAATACTTTAGAACTTTCAGATTACGAAATAGGTTTTATTAGTACAGTATTCGGTGCTATGTCAAGTAAGGTAAACACCATCATAGATTTCTTCTTTGGTGGTTCATCAAAATCTAAGTAATAATATGCCAAGGCTTCCAAAAGGAAGAGATAGACGAACTAAGGCTGAGAAAAATAGGTCTTGGGGTGGAGACACTTCGTTCTACAGAAAGTATGCTTGGAGGAAGTTAAGAAAGGTTGTGTTAGAAAAAAACCCTTTATGTGTTCATTGTTTAGATAATGATATGGTAAAACCTGCTGAAGTAGTCGACCATATAGTACCAATTAAAAAAGGTGGAGCTGAGTTAGACGAATCTAATCTACAAGGATTGTGTCACAGTTGCCACAACAAAAAGACTTATTATGAGAATAGACAAAAATAGATATAGGAGTAAATATGAGGAGGATGTTTGTTCTAAATTAACTAAAAGTAAAATACCTTTTCAATATGAAACTATTAATCTTTACTACGAGATTACCGAACAACGAAAATATATACCTGATGTTATACTCCCAAACGGAATTGTTGTTGAGTTAAAAGGAAGGTTTACGGCTAAGGATCGTAAAAAAATGTTACTGGTAATTAAGCAACACCCTGAGTTAGATATACGAATGGTGTTTATGCGACCTAAGAATAAGTTAAACAAGAATAGTCGCACAACTTATGCCCAATGGTGCGATAAGAATAATATAAAGTGGGCAGATAAATATATACCGACAGAATGGATACGAGAGACAAAAAAACACCCGAAGAGATAGCACAAGAAATATTCGGAAGTTGGATAGTGGATTCTACTGAAGAAGAACAAGGAGAGGACGGTTAGTCCTCTTTTTCTTTTCCTAAGTTTTCTATCTCTAAGTCAAGCATTTTTCTGTTGTGTTCACCACTATCTTGAGTAGTTATATTCCACTCGTAACTAAAAGGTATATTCTCTAATTCCTGTATTATCTTTTCTAAATATACTGCTAAATCCATAGCTTCTTCTTGGGCGTGTTTAAGCCACTCTAACTTAGTTAAATCGTTTCGTTCCATCGTAGTACCATATTTATTTTTACCTACCTCAGAACGCTTTAAAATCTTAAAACAAACTTGTTCTTCTATGCTACTCATAATCTCTTTG